CGCATTTTCAATTTTAACTTTATCATTAGAAAGCATAGCGTCTCTTAATTCTATATCATTTTTTTCAAATAAAGCAATTCTTTCTCTTCTCAATCTTTCTTTAGTTAGGTCTTTTGCTTTGTTTATATCAATTCTAACATTTGGTTTTTCAATGTTACCAAAATCTGCAGTAAGTGCTCCAAAAAAATCTGCTAAAATTTCTTTTGCAGGAAGATCTTCTGGATTGATAACTAAATGAGATAAACCAACTGGAACTGCAGAAATTGCAGCTTCTTCTGTTACAGCTGAAATTAAAGCAACATTACCGTCATGTTTTAAATACAAAACTTTTTTCATACGTATCCTTATGCGAACATAATGACTCTTACGTCACCTTGTGTAGTTTGTGATACATTATTGCTGCTTCCGTTATCAACAGTATTAATAACTAAATTAGTAGAAGTAGATGATACATAAACTACATTATGGTCATCATCAGAAGCCATTCCTGCTGCAACAAAGTTGCCATTCGCAAAAACTCCTGGAGTTATGTTAATCGAATATCTACCTTCTGACTGTAACACAACACTCTGGATATTTTTCTGCGCTTTAATTGTTAAGTCCGAACCATCAAAAACAATCCACGCTTTTGCACTATCAGTAAAGGCACTAACTGCATCAGCTATTTCAGTATCAACATATGAACGAAGAGAAGTATCTAAGTTATCTGTAGCAGTTTTAACAAATGCCGTAGTTGCAATCTGTGTGGTGTTTGTTCCAAAAGTTGCAGTAGGAGCAGTAGGAGTCCCAGATAATGCTGGACTAGAAACCAATGAAATAGTAGGATTTCCAGAAATAGCATTACCATTAGAAATACTAATATTTGAACCAGCGGTTAAAGATCTAGATATTAATGTAGTGCCATCACTCTTAACTACGATACCAGTTGTAGATAAAGCAGATAAAGAAGTTAATATTGGAGCAAATCCTTGTACGTCTTGTCCTATAACTAGACCAAGATTAACTCTTGCTAAATTATCAGAATTCGCTCCAGTCCCTCCATTAGAAATAGAGAGTGGTGTAATTCCTGTTATTGTTCCACCTGTAATACTAACATTTGTAGATGGTTGTAATCCCATCGTATTTAAACCGATGAGTGTTCGTATACCTTCAACAGTAGTAGTTCCTGTGCCACCATTTGATAAACCAAGAATAGTGCTTAAACCTGTTGCATTTCCAGTAACATTTCCAGTAACATTTCCTGTTAAGTTTCCAGTAACATTTCCAACTAGATTTGATGTAATAGTATTTGCTATAAAATTACCATCAGAATTTCTAGTTACAACTGAACTTTTATTTGCTCCTACAGGTAATACTGTAGAATGTGGTGATAATCCATGTAGATACTGTGAATCTAAACCAGAAGTAGAACCATCTACAGTTAACAACCTTGTTAATATCTCAGCAGCTGTATAATCGCTGCTATCTAATTTAAGGGCTAACTGTTCTTCTACGTATTGGAAGTTACCGTCTGCCTCGGCTATTGTTAGAGGTCTCCCCTGAACAACTCTGTATACGATAGGCATTATTTATCCTTGTTTATTAAATGTTGCAGCATTGTTTTTATATCACCAATGTCATCTTTAATATTATTTATTTCTTCTTGCATAGAAGAAATAGTCTGCTGCGCTTGTTCTTTTTCTAACATATTTCTTTTAACTAGATTTTTTGACATCAAATAATTTTGATATGCGTTATGATCTACATTAATGATGCCTTTATTTGTTTTATCTTTTCTTAGGTTGCTATAACCTTGTATTTTAATTAAATTGTTCATGAATAAGCAATAAGTCTAAGATTCTTAATTAAAGGAACTTTAGATGGATCAGAAGATCTCATAACAAGTTTAACTTGAACATTTTTAAATGGAGAAGAACTACTAATATCTATTGTTCTTTCTGTATAAACTCCCTCACTATTGTAAAGAGGATTTACATATTCAGAATCATTCCAAGGCAATTTCTTAAGATCTACTTCACCTTCCCATACTCTATAATATACTTTAACATCAGTTAAAGATACGATAGATGCATCAAATATTAATTTAATATTATCTGCTGGATCCACTAAAGATAAAGTTCTTGTCATGTAGTTTGCAGCATTAGTGCTTCCTACAGGAGCAAAATCTTCAACATATTTATCATGTTGTACAATAGAGAAATCTGGATCAGTAATCATATCAATACTTGCGGATCCAGTAAATTGTGGATAAACATAAATGTTAACAGCGTCAGATTCTGCATTACCTGCAAAGGTTACTGTATCACTGATTACTTTTACATCTCTAACAACATATGTTCCATTTACATTTGAGTGAGCATTACTAATAGTAATATATTTACCGATAGTAGCATTGGTAAGAGCATTATCAGCAGTATCAATATTTGTTGCTATTAAGCCCAATCCTCCTGAATTAGAGAATGATAGTGTTGGTGCAGCGGAAATGGTATAACTAGCATTAGATGCAATAGTTATTGCAGCATTTGCGGTAAGAGTAATCTGAGTATCACTATCAATAGTTAATACTGTACCAATAGTTGCACCATCAGATAATCTTTTTAATATATTACCAACTTTAACTTTTCCTTGAGTTTGGAATAGAGTGCTAGTTCCATTAACTACTGCAGAAGCAGTAGAACATGTAATCTGTCCTGTGCCTGAAATAGTTACATCTCCAGAAATGATATCTCCACCACCTAGTAATTCTCTAGAATCAATTTCTGTAACATTAATTTCATTTTGAGTATAATCGTCTACTAAATTTGCGATCACATATGACGCTAGTTGTTGTAGATCGATCGCAGGTGATACATTAGGATTATCACTTCTCATTCTTGCCTGGAATCTTAATGAAGATTTTTTCACACCACTAATTTCTGTTTGATTTTCATATGCTTTAACTTGTTTTCTTGTTGGAAAGAAATAGTTAGCATTTGAAACCATTGGCATAAAACCACTAAATGTACCTGTTAAATCCTGAGAATCAACATAGTAATTTAATGATGTATCTTGGAAAGATAAATCACTAGTTTTTAAATATACAGCATCTGCAAATGCTCCACGAGTACAAGTGATTCCAGAACCTCCATATTCACCCTTAACAAAATCAGCAGTAGTGCCAGAAAGAATACTATTGTTAGAATCATCAGTAATATCAATATCAATAACAAAAGAATCTTTATCTAATCCATCTGTTAATATAGTATGCTCTCCATTTAACATCATAGCATCAAATCCATAAGACTGCGTAGCTCCACCATAACGATACCCCATAATAAATCCATCTAATACTACTATGTCGCCAGCTACATGGCCATGATTTGGAGCATATACACGAACTTTTGTAGTATTTGGTGTAATTTCAATTGGATCATTTGGTAATTTAAATCTTACTGGCGGAGTAGTTCTCAAGTTAACTTGAGAAGTTACACTAGTATCAAATACAGCTTTTCTTAAAGTAAATTTTATATCAAGAAGAGGATTAATTTGAAACTCTTGACTATTCTGTGAGAGATATAAAGAACCTGTTAATGGTTGTGTAGCGATAATATTATTAGTTAATATATCTGTTTGTCCTAGTTCTGAGCAGAATACCTGACATCCTGGTTCATCTGTTTTTACAACTAGAGCATATGTTTCACCATCTTGTAAATAAAGTGGAGAATCAAATGTAAATGTTGTTGCAATAGAACCATTTGTTGATGTTTTAATATCAACTGGATTTTTAATCACAGTTGAGAATGGTAATATCTTCGAAGAAGGAACGCCATTGCTAGTATTTCTCACTTCTACAATAACTGGACGAGTTCCTTGTTCTGAGAAAAATAAATCTACTGAAGTAACAAAACATCCACCTTTAGATACAACTGTAAATGTTTGTGCTAATGGATCATGCCCACCACCTCCATCGCCACCACCATCACCACCTCCTCCAGACCAAACTGGAGTATTATCGATAGTATAAAGAAGACGAGTAGAAACAGACTCTCTACGAACAGGAATTTCTTGGAATAAACGATCCTGAGCAAATTCTGCTTCACGACTACTAACAATAGTTTTTTCCATTGTTAGAGAAATACCTTGAGAATTAAAGTTTGTTTTTCCAATAGAATCAAATGCGGCATCAGTATTTGATATATTATCAATTAACTTAAATTCACGCTCACCAGTTCTAAAGCGAAGAGTATCATTATTAGGAAGATAAAATACTCCAACAGCAGTTCCAGTATCATCTGTTCTAATAGTGCCGCCCATTTTCTTTCTTGCAGCTGCCACATTAGCTGCAGTTGTAACGCCATTGATAGCATTTACAGTAGCACGATTATAACTGCCTGTAGAAATTTGTGTTCTGCCAACAATAACATCATTTAAAGCAAATGCATGTTTCATATTAACAATATGAATATCTTGCGTTACTGGTTTATTTGATGTTGTTTCACGATTACCATACTCTGTTCCTGCATAAACAACCACACCTGACGCTCTTAAACGATATAGTCGTCCAAGACGTGTTGGTGTCTCTGCAATATAACGAGTTGTATCATATGCTTCAAAAGCAGGAATAATAGAATCATCTCTGCGTTTTAGTGTTAAAACATTGCCAGATTTAGCAGAAACTTCAAACACTTCCATATTTAAACTTTGTGAAGTATTTCCACCAGGAGTAATATTACCTTGTGGCATTGGAATCTGATAATCTACACGATCTTCAAAGTGAGTATGTGTTCTAAAATTTGCTAAGTTGTAAATGATAACATGGTGACCAGGTTCAATTCCAGTAGAGTTAGCAACAGTTAAGTTAAACGAATATCCTGGTGCAGTTAAATGACTAATAGCTGTAATATTTACTGGTCCAGCATGTGCAGCATTTTGAACAACATCCCCAATTTGAAATGCTGCTTCTGCAACTCCATTCCATGTAGTTCTAAATGGATCATCAAAAAGAACTTTATCTTGTAGATCACCTGTTTCAAACTCTAAAAATGTATTTGGTGAAGAGGCAGTTACCTGTAAAACTTGTGCTGGCATTACATATTCAGCAACATCAGTAGTGTCAAAGAAAGGATAAAAAATTGTATTTGGTTTTAGATTTTTAGCAATAAATGTTATTGCTCTCTCTCTCATATATGGAGCATAGGCAACATCAACAACTCTATCACCATAATCTTGACTATTGACACTAGATTGTAATGTAGTTTGAGTTCCTGACTGTGAGGAAGTTCCAGTAGTTACTGTAGTAGTTGTTTGGAATCCTTGTGTGACAAATCCAGATGTAGTCTCAAAATTAACGCTTGTAGAAGAAGAGCCAGTCCAGTTGGTTTGCCATTCGTTCCATTTAGTTCCAGTAACTCCTAATTCTTCCGCCATAAATGCAATAGCATCATAATTGTCATCGTCAATAACATTTAAATCTGGACGACGCTCAACATCTTTCCAACTATCATTTTCTGGAAGAAGATAAACTTGTCCTCTAAATGCACCAATTTTATATGGATTTACATCTATCATTCTAGATGCATTTGGGTTAAATACTAAAATGTCTTCTGTGTATGGTAATGTCAGCACATCACCAGTTTTTTGATAGTTTGCAGAAGAACGTGCTACGCCAGATGCTAAATCTTCTACAATATCGACAGATGTTGTAAAATGCATTGGACGTAAAATTCTCTGTTCACTATCAGTTGCGCATTTATAATCTGGATTTTTTACATCGCCAACACCATGTCCAGTAAATTGATCTACTACGAAACCATTTTTAAACTTATCAAGCCCAGTTACACTATCTTTAATTTGTAATGTTTCTGTATCTTTTTCAAGTAAGTTTAGAGATGTGTAGTATTCTAAGTTAGAAATTCTTCTATCTAATTTACCAATATCTTTCATTGTATATCTACGATTGTCACGTTGATATACTTTTATATCTTTAACATTTTTTGTATATGGTGGAATAAAGAGAGTAGCAATAACTAATCCTTCTTTTGGATCTTCTGGTTCCTGTGGAACTCTAGCTGGAACCCCACCAATTACATTAAAACGACCTACAGAGTCTAAAACTATTTTATCTCGTCTTCCTACATAATATGCCATTGGAGCATTTGCATCATTACCACGTGATGGCATCTCTGGATACCAAGTATTTGTTCCAGCAATAATTGGACGGAAATCTAATACATTAGTAAGAGATATTTCAGTTTTATTTTTTGTAACTGGATCTGTTACAAAATAACTTGGAATATCTTCATATGGAATAGTTGAATATGAATCAACGGAGAAATAATTTCCCGATCCAGAAACTTGAAAATAGTCATAAACAACTTTAATAGCACCAGAAGGAACTTGAAATCCTGGCTTCAAGATTATCTTAGCATTTGTATAATGTGTTGATCTTTGACCATCGTCTAATGTATAACGCTCTGTAATATCAACTTGATTTCCTGCATTAAATGCAGTGTAATCACCTGGAGTCATATAGACATTCTTAATTCTCAATGCATCTGCTTTAGTTAACTCAATGATATTTGCTGTCACAGATTTTTTAGTAGTGATAATATCACCAACATAATTTGTAACGAGAGTCTTAGTTTTTTCAGATGCTGCAGTTTCTATTTGTAAAACAGAAGCAATTAGTGTATATGATCTACTTGCAACTAAACCACTAATATTAACTGTTTTTCTTGGAGTATCATCTGTTAGATCTCCAACTATGTTAAATGTAATATTGCTAGCACTAATGTTTACTGGCAATTTTGTGACATTGTCAAATACAGTATAATTATCTAAATCATTTGGTAAGAAAAATTCTTTTAGATTAGTTAATTGTACAGAAAGAAGTCCTGCGCCATCTGCTGCTGCTGTAAATATACGTTTAACAGTAACTTGGCTACTTTTAATACTATCTGTTGCTGTTCCAGAGTCATATCCTCTTAAAGTTTTAACAAATTGCGCACCAACTGGAAATACTAGTGAATCAAATTCTGGTTCATAAACTTGTGCATGAAATTGCGAGATACTTCCACCAGCAACTGTTGCTGCAGCATTAGCAGCTAATGTTAATGAAAGATTATTAGTTGGAGTTGTATTCACTCTTCCAATAAATACGCCATTAATATAGATAACATCACCTGCTTTTAATACCTCAGAAAAGTTTGTACCAACACCAGTAATAGTAGTAGAACCAGTAGATGAAGTAGCAGTCCCTTGTAACTGATATAGACTAGGTCTAATATCACAAGAGAAATTATTAGTTGCTCCTGTGCCTACTATTTGTTTCACATCATGTGTGAAAGAATAACCTGGAGACATATTAATGTCAAATAATCCAAGTTTATACACAGTGCTAGTTCCTCCACTATAATCGGAAGAATGCAACTCAATATATTTTATTCTTGCTGTACCAACAATAGTATTTGATGCAGGAGCATTTCCTGCAGTAACTGTTAATCTATTAACAAGATATACTTGGTCAAATGTAGTTACTCCTGGAACATTATAAACATTTGTTACTAATGCATAATTTCCCATTTGAAGACCAATCGGTTGGTCTTCAAGGCGAACAATATGTCCACCCTCATCTGTAACATTGTTAACTATAATTTCTCTGGCTTTGTTAATCCCAAGATATTGTGTAGCTGTTGAATCTACTTCATATCCACTAATATATGCTCTACCTGGATCGATTACTAATGCAAATTTATCTTCATCACCATAAATGGTATTTGCGCTAGTAACTGGACCAGTAATTGGAACTGGTGGATATACACCAAAGTTACTACCATTGTTTAAATGTTCTCTTACAGAAAGTCTAAACTTGTTAACTTCGTAGTTACCAGATTCATCAAGAGTTCTACGTGCTAATGTTTTTTCTAATTCAGCATATGATGATTTATTAATTTTAAATTGAACAACACCATCAATTACACGCAACAGTTCAACAAATCGAATTGAATCTGTAGATTGTAATGGTAATTTTACTAATTCTAAAGAAATTTTATAGCGATCTGCTCCAGGAGCAGCATAGTTTAAAGAACCCTGAGCATTGTCTAATAAAGTTTCATCATCGTCTGATGTAACAATACTTTCAGTTACTTTAAATCCAACTCTTGCCGAAGGATAACTCTGAAATCTGCCTACATACAGGTGCAGCTCTGGATTTCTAACAAAAAAGCCATCAATGTAATATATACCTTCCTTAACATCAACTTGGAAAGCATATCCCATAACGTCTGATGATGCGTTTTCTGTATATCTTGTCGGAGATTGTCCAGCGTCACCTAAACTTTTAATTGTAGCGTAAATATCACCTTGCTGATTTACAGAAAGAAGAGGATTTGTACTTGTTTGATTATCTGCCTCATACGCTACAATATTTTCTCCAGGAATAAATCTGGCTGTTGAACCATCTGCAGCAGTTTTTTCAAATTTGCAATATAAAGTTTGTATTTCAATTTGTTCTGCTACGCATCCGCACTGCGATGTATCAATAACACGATATTTAACTCCGCTGGTAACTCCAGTAATAATTTTATTTCTAAACTGAGTTAGATATGATTGAACGCTTAAATCATTATATGTAGATTCTAATTTGATAAAATGAACACGATGATCGTAATTTACCGCTCCTGGAACAACTACTGAACCATTTTTAAATACATGATCTCCAAATCTAGTAACTTGTTGTTGTAGAATAGTTTGAAGTTGTGTTAATTCTCTCGCCTGAACTGCATATCCTGGACGGAAAAGAACTCTATAAAAATCATTATCCGCAGAATAATCGTCATTATATGGTTCAGTGTTAAAGTTAATTGCCATTTTCTATTTTACCCTTAAAATTTAATAACTGTTCTAAGAATAACAGTTTCGTCTTCTGATGGTGTAAACCCTTGTTTATTATCAATGTACATTAATTGTCCAGAATATTTATCCACTGTTGGTAGACCTATAGTTTTAGGTTTAAAATTTTCATTATCAGAATTTAAGAAAGTATCATTAATAGTTGGAATGTCATTATCTAATGATTGAATTAATGCAGAAGTAGATGTTAGTGTAACAATTCTATATCTTCTAATTGAAGATCCGATATATTGTAAAACAGCTGTTCCGTTTGTTGCATTTCCTAGTGTATGACTTGGTGGTGTAGATCCAGTGGTTCCTGCTAAAGTGACTGAATATAATCTAGAAGAGGTGTAAATTTGTTGCCCTAATGTATATGCAGTATTTGGTGCCCAAACAATTCCTCTAGTGATATAGATATCCATATCTTTTTCAAATTGATTTAAATCTATATCTGCCTCAACAATATAACAACCAGAACCAATAGTTCCTTCAAATAACCTAGTGCTATTAAATGATCTTGGATTTTTAATTATACCAAACTGTCTATAATCATTATTTACTGATAATCCTTGATTTAAATCTGAAGAAAGATTAGTATAAAACATTAAAGTTCTAGCAAATAATTCATCTGGAGCATTTTTTCCGTGTCCACCATATGGAGAAATAATCGCTCTTGCAGTTGCTCCTGTTCCATTACCATAAATGACAACATAAGCAAATGTATAATTTTGTCCTCTATTTGTTATATTTATCTTAGAAACTTTGCCTGTAGCTAAATCAATTACTGCTTCTGCAGTTGCTCCTGTTCCATCTCCAACAATAGAAACAGTTGCCGAACCATAACTATAGCCCCCACTCACTATTTTAATTGCATCAATAGTTCCTGGTACAGTCAAAATTTCATTATTGGCTTGAAGAGATTGTATATTGCCTAAAGTTAAATTAGGTAATAACTGAGCTCCATTTCCAGTACTCGATATAACTTGTGTAGAGGCAGTAGTATACCCAATGCCTGGGTCTGGTATTGCTAGTCCAATGATCTGTTCATTTTCTATAATTGGTAATACGATTGCTTCTGATGGGTTAGTTAATACTGAGAATTCAGCACCACTACCAGTAGTATCTGTAATTGTTATTGTTGGAGCAGCAGAGTATCCAGCACCATATCTTCTTATAACTTCACCAGTAGCAGGAGCACCAGCATATGTTAATGTTACATCTCCATTGGTAGCAGAACCACTCTGGTGCGATGGCGCAGTAGTTCCTAATACAGATTTTTGAGGAATTTGATATTGATAAACAGTATCTTGACCAGTACCAACTGTATAGAGATAGTTATTACCTGGTTGTAAATAAACACCAGATGGAAGAGATTCTGCTACAGTTAATTCAAATGTGTTAGAGTAGCTAGCTGTTGCAATAGAATAAGCTGTACTTAAATTATATTGAAATACTGCATCACTACCAGAATCAATAATTAACATATGCTTTCCATCACTACTAAAACTAATATCTGTTGGTACAGTAGTTTGTGTAGCTACGCTAAACGATGTCCCATAAACAGCACTAGTGATATCCCATGCGCTACTTAGATTGTATTCATAAACACTATTATTAGTATCTCCAACAATATACATTTTTGTACCATTGTCATTAAAAGCAATACCATTTGGAGCACTATCTTGTCCTGATAAAGAAAATGTAGTTGGTGTTGGTAATGTTGCTGGCAGAGTCCAAGCAGTAGTTAAATTATATTGATAAACACTGTCATTTAATGTTCCAGTAACATAGAGTTTTGTTCCATCTGAACTAAAGAAAAGACCTCTAGTATTTGTTTCTGCAGAAGTTCCAGACTCATTAACAAAAGTAGCAGTGCTAATATCCCATGCAATAGACAATGCATAAGCAATAATATTATTTCCAGTATCTCCAGCTACAAATAGTTTTGTTCCATCTGGTGAAAAGAATAATCCATTAGGTGCAGTATCTCTTGCGCTAATATCAAGAGATTTATTTGTATAATAAGCACTTTCAACACGAAGAGGTTGAGAAACACTAGTTACAGTATAAAGTCTACTAGATGAATAAATTTGATCATTTAATTTAACATTACCAGAAGAAGTCCATGCTGTTCCAAATGTTACAGATGGATCAGATGTATATCCACTGCCAGAATTTGTTACGGTAGCATAAAGAACTGAATCGTTATTCATTTTAACAACAGCTTCGGCTCCTGTGCCACCACCACCAGATATAATAATATTTGGTGGTGAAATATATCCAGAACCAGGATTTGTGATCGTTATTTCTCTAACTGCACCTATAAGATTAATAGATGTTATTTCATTTGAAAGATTTTTACTAACAGTTCCTGTTGCGGTGGTTCCAATATATTTTAATGATGCTGTTCCTCTTGTTACTGCAGAAACATATGCAAGAGTCGCTGTTCCATTTGCAGCTGTTCCTGTTGTATGAACTGGTGGGCTTGCACCTAATGTTCCTGCCACAGTTACATTATAAAGTCTTTCAGAGACATAAATCTTTTGATTTAATGATACGACTAAATTTGCTTCCCAAGAGACTCCAACATTAATACTATTGTTTTGTACAACTCCAAATTTATGCGTTGGTTCAACACCACCCAATGTTCCAGGAACGACTACTTCATAAAAATCTCTATTTGTATTTCTAATTCTTTGTCCAAGATAAACTTGTCCACCAGATAAGAATGGAGACGATGTAGAAAATGGATCTGAAAACGTAACAGTTGGAGCATTATAATTGCTACCACCCTGACTAACTACAACGCTTTGAATAAAAGAAGGATCTGACTCTCGGAATCCATCACCAGAAACTACAATGTTTGCTGATTTATATCCAGAACCCTTGCTAATAATAGTAATATTTTCTAAAGCACCACTATTATAAAACTGATTGGTTAGAGCAGAAATAACTGGTATTTGATCCCCAGTTAAAAATTTATTTCTTAAACCAATAGGAACATTATACATGTATTTCCAAATATATCCATCTATAAGTTTTAATGGTTCAACTTGTGTTCCTGTTGGTTTACTTGTGGAAGGAGAATTGTTATTATTATCAAGACATTTGTAAACATTGAAGTCATCTGTCATTACATAAAAATTACAATCTTCTAATCTATTAAATCCAGATGGAGCAGTATTTAACACTGCAGTTAATATTCCACCAGATCCACCCCCACCAGTAATAGTTACTGTTGGAACACTTGTATAACCACTTCCTTTTGAAACTAAATCAGTTCCAATTATTTTACCTTGTTCAATGTCTATAATGGCTGTAAATTGTGCACCAGATCCACCACCACCAGTAACAGTAATAGTTGGTATAGAAGTATAACCACTACCACCATTGACTAAATCAAGACCAAGTATTTCATTCGAATATTCATCATCATACATATCATATACTTGTCCGCTAGTCCAATCAATTCTTCTAACAACTAATGAAACGTCAGAAGATTTAATTTCTTTCATTGTAATAATGTCAGAACGAACTAGACGTTCATATGCATAACTGTCTATTGGATATGGTGGATTGTCATCAACATTCCATTTTAAAGTTTTACCTAAAAAATAGTAATATGATGAGTTCCCATTAACTATATCTTTATAAACCCCTTCAGCTAATGCTTTATGGAGTTTAGATTTAATTAAATAAGAGTGCTCTGTTGTATGAGGCATTCTATGCCCTCTTTAAATATTAACTTACTGTAACAACCCAAGTGATAGTAATAGTATCACCAGATCCTTTATTTACAACTGGAAATGTTGTGCGGCAAAGCATAGTTCCAGCAGTCGATGCATTAAAAATACCTGCTTCCTGGATAGCACCATCACCTTGGCCAGCTGCGAATGTAGCGGTATATGTGATAGAATTACTAGCAACAGCAGAGCCAGTTAGAGCCTGTCTAGTAGTTTGAGCACCTAAAGCAGTATCTCCAATAGCTGGTGTTGCATTTCCAGTACCAATACCCATGTGAGTCATAGAAACTGGGCTGTTAGTTGTTGCTACCATTTTAGAAGCAATATAGTTTTTTCCTGTGGTAACTACTAAGTTTTTAACATTACGCTCATCAGTAATCACACCATGTTCATTAGTTTTTACTATATGAACCATGCCTGTGGCTTTGATTCCTTCAGAAATAGATTGTAAATCCATATAATTCTCCTTTTTTATTTAACTACTAAAAGTAGCATCTCTTGCATTGGCATATACTTCTGAAAAGTATCCACCTTCTTCGTATCCATTTAGTACAACATAACCTTCTTCATTTTGAAAGATTGGTATATCAGTAATCATTGGATATTTAGCATTGCCTGCGTCAAGCATAATATATCCGTCATAAACTAACTGTGAATCAGTAAATGATTTACCAATATTTCTAGAAACAACCTCTGTTAGAGAAGCTGCATCTGGGTTAACTATAACCCCTTGTGCTGCAAGTAAAGCATCTAATATTTCAACAGTCTCAGTAAATGTTTTAAATATATTTTTGGCAGGGTCATCTGCTATACTTACAGGTTCTGTTAAAGACTTTCCTATAACACTTGTTATTCTACTAACTGGTATTTGTATGTTATTATGATTATTAGTGATTGGCTCTGTCATTGTAACAGTATCTGGACTGTTATAAGTAACATTTTTGAAAAAATGCCAATAACTATAATCTGAAAATTCTATTGGTAATTCTTCAAATGAAAGAGCTAATGATTTAACTAATGATTCAATTTCAAGTGTTAAATCGAAATAATCTGTTATCTCATATTCACCAAAAAGTTCCATTCCAGCAGGATGCAACATTGTTTTAACTGCAGACTTATATTTATCTAATCTTTCACTAATTTTAGTTACATAAGAAAATGCTTGATAATATCTGCTGTCCTGAATAAAAATAGAATCTGATAAAAATCCATCATTTGTCTCATAATAACCTGGATATCTTGCTATAGCATCTAAAGAAATTTCTATAATTGCTGGACTTTGTGTGGATGTAGCAGCATCTTTTGCTTGTGTAGAAAACTCTCTTAAAATAGTGCCAGCCCAAGAAGGATCCACCCATTCTGCTACAACATAATCTGCAGTAGAAATAAATCCATGTTCATCTAAAACAACCTTTGGATCTATAATATTTGAGAAATAATTTTCATTCCCACCACCCAAATCAGTAACAGAAACATTATACGTAGATGAGGTGCTAGCTGTAGTGCTAATAGCCGTTATTGCACTAGTTGGTAGCAACGAGGTAGTAAAATTTGCTAAGTAACCTACTCCAAATTTAATAACCTGAATATGTTTTAAGCCACCATTTTCATCTACACGAATAACTTTAATTAAAGTTCCAGTTCCTGTAGTGTTTCTTATTTCAAATACTTGTCCTACTCTAAATCCTGCTCCTGGTTTAGAAACTTTTACTACAGATGTTATTGGCAATATTGTTGCTTGAAAAGTATTTCCTAATTTTAATGTATTTCCTGGAAATATTCTACCATAAAATTTTCTATCAATAAAAAATTCATATACATTATTTCCAACATTAACTATACGTTCTACTTCACCTGTTATTTCTTGTTTTTTATCTACTTGAACTCGAAGTATTTTATTAAAAGATTGAATTTCAACTATCTTACCAACAACATCTTCTGGATTACCAAAAATAACTTTTGCAAAAATTGAAGTTTCTTGATTCCATCTTCCGTCAGATGCACGAAGCATCTGTTTACCTGGATATGTTAATTCTACCTCTTTATTGAATAAAAGTTTAAATAAAAGTTTAAATGATGCTTCACTACCTTTTGCTAGATATTGATCTTTTATTTTTGATAGAAAAAATCTTTCATCTTCAACAATATAAGGTATATTATATGCTAATTCTTTTTTAATTTCATCAATAAATTTATCTAAAGTTAGATCAACATCTTTAATCTCATTATATGTAACACCTTGACTTTGTAAAAATTCATAATATGCCTCAATAAATGCTACAAATTTTGAATGATCTTCTCTTACAAATTCAGGTATTTGTCTTGATACTACAGAAAATAATTTAGTTCTAGACATTATGATCTAATTGAAGTAAACTTGTAATTAAATCCTGCCTCTAAATCGCCACTAGCTGTTTTATCAGCAACAACATTAACAATTAAATTTTCTCTTGCTATTAGAGCAATTTGGTTTAGAGCGGAAACTACGTCGTAAGAATCTGGTGTAAAAGTAAATTCTAATAAAGAATCTGCTAATGCAGCAATATTTAAATTTTTAATATTAAGAGTCCCAGCGGAATAATTAATAGTTCCAATAGTTGGATTAACTATAACTTTTTCGAAATTATTGTCCAAATAATAAAGTCTTATATTTCCTGCAGCGTCGTCATCTAAGTAATGAATATTTGTGCTAGTTGGGAGGTAAAATCCAGTTGTCTTAAACACATCTCCCAATTTATTACCTGCTTGACTAATTGGATTGATAATGTTTATATCGTATTGAGCATTTATATTGAATTTAGGTTCAACTGTTTTAGTTATAGTTAGTTTACTAATATTATTACTAATAGAAGGATCTGCAGAATCTATAATTGATGATAGTTTAGAAAATCTTAATATTCCGTCAAATCTTTGTAATTCTGTTTCATCATAGTCAAATATTGCATCTTTAACTAATGTTTGTATTTGCGACAGCGACTTAGAAGTTAATCTATCATTATAATATACTGTAGTTTCTAGATTAATATTTAAATACTCTGGGTCTACAATCTCTGGTGTTATCGATACTACATTTTTCTTTTGTAGTGCAGAAACAACAAATTCTTTTTGAGTATTAGTTAATTGTAATGTAGATGAAGGTTTAATACAAATAAAAATTTTACCATAAATTTTTGGTGTATTATCTTCGCCACCCCAAACCATAATAGTTTCTGCGTCTGGAAAAATATTTTTAACTAATACTCTATAATCTTCTGCAGTAACTGCTCTATTTTGAGCAGCATACATTCTTGGAGCATTAAATTTTATAGATGATATGTCTTCTGGTTCAGTACCACCGCCAGCTATTTCTTTAGTAGTTACAGACAAGTTACTACCTAATAAAGAAACACCACCATAATTAAAAGCAAATGCTCCATTTGGTGCATTTAAACTAGAAACAAAATATTCTAAAGTTACTACATTTCCAACATCTAATCTATTCCCAATTATATTATTACCAAAATAAATTTCATATTGATTATCTTCAATCTCTTTAATAAAAAATATTTTAGTGGTTTCTGTTGCAATAACTAAATCTTCAATTCTTGTGTAAATATCAAATTTGTCAGCAGTTGAATTTTCTTGAACTTTAACAACTAAAGTACTCAAATCTGCATTAGAATTTGGAATAATAAATCTTTGTCCCTCAGATACCGTATATCTGTAAGTTAATGGACTACCTTCAACGAGTTCAATATCTGTAAATGTATAATTACCTTGTGTATTTAATGAAACAGTTTGAGCAGAACGATTATAAAATGTATATGTTTTACCATCAACAGTAGTAGTAAATGGTTGATTAGCAGGAAGAGTAACAACTGCAGGTTGTGTAGTTGGAGAAATAATAGTTAAATCAACTATTGCTCTTGCTGAAACAGCAGAATTAGGGGTATATCCCAAAGACTTAGCTAGTGATACTACGTTAACTCTTTTACTTGCTGAATCTAAAAATATCTCGTTAACTGCTAAGTTTGTATAGATATTATTATAGTGCGTATTATATGCAAGTAGATCTAAGAGTATTGACATAGCTGAACCTTCAAAATCGTAATCTTGAAATTCAGATTGTCCAGCTAAAAATGTTTTTAAATTACTTTTAATCGCATCAAAATCTAACTCTGATACTGATATTCTTTTATTATTTGCCATTTATCTGGTTCTCTCTAGTGCAAATTCTACTGATATTGGTCTTTCTGTATTAATAATTTTAAATTCTATTGTCACATAAACTGCATTCGCATCAGAGTAATCATTGACTAAAACATCTATAACTTCTACTCTAGGTTCAAAATTATTAATAACATCAATAATAGATCGTTTCATCATTACAGAAAACATTGGTCCAACAGATTCAAATAATAGAGTTCTAATAGGAGAACCTATCTCACTGTGGAAAGGTCTTTCAAAATTTCGAGTTAATAATAAATTTTTAAGAGACTGTTTTATCGCATTTTCATCATATTTACGTGAGACATCTTTAGTCACTGGGTGAGCAGTGAAATTAAAGTCTAAATCTGAAAAAATTCTAGTATTTCTGGCCATATTGATTATTTAGGTTTATTCTATAAACGTATTGTAAGAACCTTCTGCACAAGCATCCCCACAAGCGATCGGATCCCCTATTCTGGCAGCTAATATTCCCTCAATATATGTTTTAGCAGCTCCGCTACTAGGAAATCTATTAGAGGTAGGATGGCAGGTTGGACCACAACAATGTGTTACATATTTTGATCCTCCGCCAGTTATACAGCCTGGTTTTATTTTATTAACAAAAGTCTTTTGAACATGAGTCTCTACTAAGTTTGTAGGAGGAAAACATCCATGTCCAGTTGACATATCTCCAAGTCTAATTACTGCAGGCATTATCTTGTATATCCTACATATTCTATTAAAGTTAGTCTTCCTGTATCCCAATCATTTACTACAGTTTTTATATAATTTTTAGTAGATACAACTATATTTCCATTTTTTGCTACAGCAGTATATGAATATATTTTATATTCTTGAACACTTGGTCGAAAAGAAATAATCTGAGAAAGTTCAGCTTTATTAATTTGCGAAAATTTAGAAACTGTTTTAAAATTATTATCTGTTGTTCTAAATGAAACTGTCCCACTAAAAGAATCTGTATATTTACCAGATATAATATTAGAAGAAACAACTACTGATGAATTAACATCATTTGGCGTAATAGTTACTGATAATGGATTTAGTGTTAATTCATCTACGTAAGTAATCTCATGAGAAAAATTTATATTTTCTTGTATAGAACCAAGTTCTTCTAATTCTGGAGTCCACATATTTATTTGCTCGGTCTTGGAATCTCATTTAACAATTTAAATCCATTAATACCCTCAAACTTGTGATTTACCATAGTAAATGCTTGTTTTCTTCTAGTTTTTAAATCATATCCAACATGTACCCACACCACATTAGCATATTGATATTCTAAAATAAGTTGATCATACGGTATTACAGGTTCTGCTTTACGTATAAAATCATAATGATCTTGTGGTTTATTTTGTCCAATAATTGCTAAATCAAATGCTAGACCTTTACAGTGACTAGAGACAGGAGATTCATTAGGGGTTATTCCTTTCAATCTATATCCAGAAGTAATAGTCCATAATCTCTTATATCCACCTATGCCACCTGGGAATACTTCTAAAAGTGGTTCAAGTATATCTGCGTGGTAGTTGCTAGATTACATAATATTTCTTGAACAGTATACAATCTTGGTGCTGAGTTTTTAGAAACACTTAACATCTGGTCAACAAGTCTATGTTTTCCGTTAACACCACCTGATATTAACATTCCAAGTGTAAAGTTTTTAGACATTCTATAGTCATCGCTATATGATTTAGTTGCATATATTTCTTGACAGTTTACAGGAACTTTAATATCTTTTCCGCCAGTAGTTGGAGCAGATTCTACTACTACAGGTGGAGTTGGAACAACTGCAGTATCACCATCTTTTTTAATTTGTTCATTTTTATGTAGTCTTCCTTCTGGTGTGTCAGAGTCTTCTGGTGTTTCAGCGACTGCTTTATCTTCAACAGATCTTTCAGGAGGAATCAAAAATGGAACTACAGGGTTAATTGGTTGCCCCTTTTCAGGAGCAGTTAGTTGTATGTCTTCTACAGAGGCAGATGTTGCGCCACTACCAAAATAACCAGCAGAATAATCAACCTGTAAAACTCCGCCACTCTTCAAATCCATAGTATTTGAAGATGTAATTTTAGTTGCATCTCCAACTAAAAGATTAAAGTTTTGTAGCGTTTGGATGTTAATATTTTGTGCTTGTAAATTAAAATCACCAACTGCTTTGTAGTTGATATTTCTTCCAGCTACAACATCAATATCATTAAACACTCTCATTTCAACATTGTTGCCCACCTCAATGCTTGCATTATTAGAAACTTGTATATTAGCATCAGATCTAGCAAATATATTAGTATTACCCTCAACTGTTATATTACATTCTCCGTTGACACTAATGCAACCATTTCTTTCCATTATAACAAAATTATCACCAACAATATAATTAACTTGAGTTCCT